ACAATCCAGAAATACGTTGGAATCATTGACGGAAGAGTTTCTGACATAGAAAAAAGACTTTCTGGAGCAAAGACTGACGAGGAAAGAGATGCTTACGCGCTTCTTCAACGGTTTCAACAGCAGTTTAATAAAACCGCTTTTGAGACTTCTGGAAAAGCTGTCACTCAACCTGAAATGCAGAGACTTGTTGCTGCTCTTGGAAATGTTAAGAGCAACAACTTTGCAAACGATGTCAGGAATTTTGCCAAAATGTCTGCGGAAGATTTGCATAGAACAATTAAATCTTTCAAAGATCAGTATCGAATCAGGCCAGAGCAGGTTAGGTTGGCAAACGATCTTATTAAGCAATTCAATCTGTCACTGACGCCGTTTGGTCAGCAGCGTCAATCGACTCCCGCTGGATCGACCGGAACCGCTCCTTCATCTGGAGGAATCAAGATCGAATCCGTCGAAGTCATCCCGTAATAACTTATGCCAAAATTTGCTGTAACGGTTAACGACAACGGCGTTCGTAAGCGCGTTGTACTAGAGTCCGATACGCAACCGACTGAAGCTGACGTCCTTTCAGCTTTGCGTGGTTCGGCGCAGCCATCAGGTCCAGCTACCATCGCCGAGATGCGTCGGCGTGAGGAGCAGGGGATGGTTTCTGCGCTTCCTCCTGAGCAGGTTCAAGCCGCTGTAGGGTCGACGGCTCAGTTGAATCAGGCGGTTCAAGATGCGAGCAATGTAGGCCAGCAAGAAGGAGGGGTCATGGCTGGCCTGAAAGAAGTGTTCCGTGGAATAGGAACCGGAGGCGGCGGCTTGTCTGGAGGTGAAGTTCTTCGCGCACCTATTGCTGGAGCTGAAACCCCCGAAGGTCAAAAGTTTCGTCAGGCAGCAAGATTTCAGGCCGCTACTGGAGCTGGAATAGTTGCCCCTGAACTTCTTGCCGCAGCGGTTCCAGAGGTTGCCGCTGGAATGACCGCAGCGGGAGGAGCTACACGGCTGGCTCGCACTGGTCAATTTCTTGAGCGTTCAGGCGCTCAAGCACTTGGAGGTGGAGCGGGTGGCACTGCAACTGGAGCGGTAGAAGCGTTGCCTGAACTTGCTCGCGGAGAATACGGAAAAGCTGCTGAAACGCTCGGCGAAAACATTCTGGCTGGAACAGCTCTTGGCCCACTTATCAGTGAGGTGGGCGTTCCCGTTCTCGCCGCTGGGGCTAGACAGTTTGTTAAGCCTGCAATCGCTGCAAAGGAGTTTCTTACTGGAGGTGGATTTAGGGGTGCAGCAACGACGTTTTTTCGACCTCGCTACGCTCCTCGCGTTGGCTCTCTAGAGACTTCGCAGATTCGGGACACCATTGAGTCTTCTACTGGCGTAAGAGTTCCACTCGGTGTTGCTGAGGCAATTGGTGAACCGGGACTTGTTGAAGCAATCAAGAATGCTCCAATTGGAGCAGAGGTTACGCCTCAACACATGGAAAGCCTTAAGAGGCTGATCGTACTAAACGCCACTGAACTTGGTGGAAAGAACACGGGAATTACGAGTGACGAGCTGGCAAAGAGTGCTGTAGATATTTTAAGGAATCGACTCGGGGCTGTTTCAAAGCCTTATGAAGACGCAATCGGAACGCTTTCAGCGCAGTTAAAGCCCTCAATCGACAAGGGTCTGATTGATGTTCAGAACTCAGCCAATGCTCTGATTCCTGGCACTGCGTCAACACCATCATTTCTTGGAAACATTTTTAGAAATATTGAGCAAATTGGATACAACTTCTTCAAGAAAACAGACGCTAAAAACTTTAATAGCCTTAGGGCAAACCCGACTTATCAGCAGTTAAAAACAAAAACGTCAAACATTGTTGAGTGGGCCAACGATATTGATGCTGAGGCAATTCAGTCGCTTAGAACGACGCCAGAGGAGTCGTCTCTTATTGTCGATCAGTTTGGAAGAAAAGTTGTCAGCAAACCTTCAGGAGTTATAAGTGAAGGCATACCATCCACATACCCCGCTGAAACTCAAAAGTATGTGGCAGCAATTGGAAACATGGCTCCAGAGCAGTCAATTGATGCCATGAGAAAATACAGAACGATCATTGGTGACTCTATCGGAAACGATTCCATCTTGCCTGGAATTTCCGACCGAGCAAAAAAACAACTTTACAATGCTTTCACCAAAGATATCGAGGCTGCGGCTGATTCCGTTGCAGATAAGGAATTCAAAACTCAGTTTCAAAATGCCAACAAGTTCCACCGAGAAAACGCGGATAATTTTTTAGGGAAACAAGTTCAGTCAATTATTAAAAATGTTGGCGCTGAAGGCGGCGCTGGGCCTGCTTCAATCGCTAGGAATTTGGAATCTGATGACGCCCCCACTTTCCTAAAGTCAATCAAGAGTGCGGCTCGACCTGAAGACGCTACAGCAATCGATTCTGCCGCGAAAGAATATCTCTTCAATCAGGCCGCAAAGTCTGGCCTTGATCCGGTTACAGGCGAGATTTCGGTTTCAAAAGTCGTCAACTACATCAACGGACTTGCGCCTGAAATCCAAAGCCAATTCTTCCCCAATGCGAAAGAAATTGCGAAGTTGGCAAAAAAGCAATCCGCGCTAGCGGGTCTTGATCCTAACAAAATAATTTCAAGTCTCACGGTTGACGCAAAACTTTTGTCTGACGCAGTTGGAAGAAGGGATTTGACAATCATGGATACCATCGCTGATGCCATAAAAAAGAAGGCGGAGATGGAAAAGCAATTGCGGGGAACAATTCTTGGTGCGCTAAAGAAAGCGTCTTCCAGCGATGTGACGGACATTGTTTCTCAGAATCCAAAAAAATTCATTAGCGGAATTGTTGATGAAACATACACCCCTGAACAAAGCCGTGCTGCCCTCGACATGATTGGTCGTGAAAGCCCGATGCTCGTCGAGCAACTTCAGTTTCAATATGTTGACGACTTGATCAGGAAGTATTCTGAATCGGGTGTTCTAAATTCAAAGCAGTTGGCGTCTGAACTTACTGGGGAGTCGATTGTCGGAAAAGCAAGCAAAACTAGAAACTATGCTGACGCAATTCTTGGAACCGGAAAAGTTTCTAAACTTAAGGCTGTTTTGGAAAATGTTGCTCGCCTTGAAAAACTAAAGACTCCAGTGGCTTCTAACGACCCATTTGCAGAGGCGGTCATTAGGGGACTTGGCGCTGCAACTGGTGAAGCTCTTGGAGGTTTTGCAAGGGTTGGACCTATTGGGGTGGCAAATCAGGCTGTGCGAGTTGCCAAGTTAACTCCCGGCGTGAGGTACAAGATAGCGGCTCACGTTCTTTCGACGCCCCAGTTGAGAGAGCTTGCGATGAAGCCGATTGGCAGGTTCTCGAAGGATGAGTTGAATGCTGTTCTTCGTGGAACAGCCGCAGCGATTGCTGTCACTGAGGGCGAAGATGCTCCAGACATCGATGAACTTCAGAACCTTGAACGATGAAAACCTCCCTCTCCAAAAAAGGTAGAAGCACCTATCAGGGCAAGAAGGTGACACTCAACAAGCCGTTCTACACTCCTGGCGAGCGGAAGAAGAGCGCGGTGTACGTCAAGAATCCGGCTGGCAAGGTTGTCATCGTTCGGTTCGGCGATCCGAACATGGAAATCAAACGCGACAATCCTGAGCGTCGTAAGAACTTCCGCGCGCGGCATAACTGCGCGAGTGCGAAGGACAAGACGACGCCCAAGTATTGGAGCTGCGCTGCATGGATTTTGGTGATTGCTCTGTCGGTTTTAACCTCAAACCCAATCTGATTTTATGGACAAGATGAAACTTGGCGGTGGCGGTCGTTACGAGAAGCTGATCGGCAGTCTTGAGAAGAAGGGTGTGAGAGAACCGAAGGCTCTTGCCGCCGCGATTGGCATGAAAAAATACGGCAAGAAGCGGTTTTTGTCTCTTGCTGCCAAAGGCCGTCGCCGAGCGTTGCGCGAGAAGGCTAACGCCTAGGATACTTTCCTTTGGAGTACGGCTTTTTGGCCGACTCCTTATCAACGACGAACTTCTCAGGTTCTGCGTAGTTCCATGAGATGTCGCCGTTCGACCCACGCTGGATCATAATCGATCCGGTGATTTTTCCGTCTTTATCAGTCATGCCGGAACGATCAGCTCGTTTCGCCATGCCGAGCATGAAGCGGCGCGGATTGTTGAATCCCACTTCCTTCATCACGATAACCTCGCGCGCCCAGTTCGTCAGGTCCGACGATCCGAATCCTGAGTAGGCCAAATCTGCCACGCTCTCAGGCTTATCGTCCTTGCCCTTCGGCTTTGGGAAGTGATGGACAAGCACCAGGACAACGCCTGTCTCCATCATAATCGGCTGGAGTAGATGCCGTGTGAAGTTCGCGCAGACCTCGATGTCGGATGGATTGCCGCCCATGTAGGAAAGCAGCGGATCGATGTAGACCAGATCGGCTTTAGTCTTCCTGACTAAGCGGCGCAACATCACGGCGAAGTCAGCCCCGGTTCGAACCGTTTCGCGGAAGAAGAGCATGTTCGCATTCCGCAATCCTCGCTCCCAGTTCTCTTTTCCGAACGTCATCTGAGCAGCGCCTTTGAGCGCGTCATGCTGATCGGCGATGTCGTTCTCAGCTTGAATGTAGGCCACCTTCAGCGCGCGAACAGGCTTTACACCGAACCACGCTTCACCGGACGCCCACTTCATCCCCTGATACGCGGCCATTGAGCTTTTGCCGCAACCACTTTGGCCGACGAAGAGAAGCGATGAACCGCGACGTAGCCATCTGTCTCCGATCAGATTGTCAGGATCATTCTTTGGGTCGTACTCGATGATGCTATCGAGCGAGAACTCCTGAGGCATGTCCTGCGACTCAAGATAGTCCGTGAACGCATCCCAATTCACAGAACCCACATTGATGGCCAACAGCTTCTGCTCCTTGCCATCGCGCATTACACCGGCAAGACGGCTGAACCTGCTCGCGTTCTTGTTCTTCGGATCGATGCCGAGCGTCTCTAACTGGCGATAGACGACATCACGACGCTCGTTCCATTCCTCCTTGTTCGCCGCATCGACTCGTACCCAGCCGTGCAAGCTCTTGCCACCGGAATCGATGACGACGGACATCGGCAGCTTCGATTCCTTGAGGATCGTCCATTGCTCGTCCTTGGTCTTCTCGTCCATCTCGACGAGGACATGGCGGAATGCTGCCACGCCTGAATCAGAACCGCTCTCATCGAAGCACGGGTTTACGCGGACGTAAGCGCCACGACTGTCAGGACCGTTCCACATGGAACTAATTGGCGGCGTGAAATGCTTCTCAATCCATTCGTCGCGCTTGAGGAATGTACCCTTTGAGTTTGGCCGAGTGCGGCCTTCCTCGTCGCTTACGATGTCATTGCAGATGCAGACAACTTCGTCCGGTTCGAAGCAGGCTTTTAAGAAATCTATGGTTGAAAATCGGAAATCCGATTGCGGAATTGCTTGGATCTTTCGCACCACGAACTTGCCGGTTGGAGACACCGGAGTGCCGCCCTGACCCATGCTTGAGTGTGACTCTAGAAGCCAACCACGCGGCTTGTCGTGAGAAACG